TCATGCACACACTCTCTCCATCTCATACATTCGCACAGAGTGCAATACGAGATCCCGATACTTCCAAGTGCTGACCAGGTACTCGATAACCTCTTGGTCCTCTATCCTGCATTCCATAAGTAATAATAGCTTGACCGTGTATTTATTCTTCAAAATCGGCGCCTGGTAAGCCACATCCACCCAATGCTCATACCCTAAGTCTGTCTGCTCTACATTTGCTAGTTCAATATTTAAAATCTTCATTTTTATTCCTCCTACTTATATATTCGGAGAAAAATAAAAAAAGTAGTGAAAAAATCACTTTTTTCTACTTTCAGGCAAACAAAAAACCGCAAGCTATTGCCTGCGGTCTAGTGTAATTAAATTTTTGAATTTCTTTCTATTTTATTTTGTGGTAATTAGTCCGTCAGGCTCGATTGTAAATTCTGCTTGCTCAGCCAATCGGCCATCTTCAAGCATGAGGTAGTATCCGCCATTGTACGGCACGAAAGTATTCGATACCATTTCGCCATTCTCTGAATTGAGGTAATACCACTTCTCGTAGTATTTAACCCAGCCAGTCTGCATAGCACCGTCTGCATTGAAGTAGTACCATTTGCCATTGACTTTTTTCCAGCCACTGTTGGCCATGTAGCCGTCCTTATCGAACCAGTACCAATTTCCATCTGTGTGATGTAGCCATTGGTTAGCATACATATAGCCTGACTCATCAAAATAGAACCAGTTGCCGTCAATTGCTTCAAATTTTGAAGTAGGGTAAGATCCATCTTTACGAACCCACCACCAGCCTGTATCATCATGTTTCCAGCCTGACTGATCTTCTTCAGGCGGTACGATATAACCTACGATTGAATTGACTGAGCGCTCATTGTATCGACAAGGTCCACCAACGTCTAGATAATCCCAGTTGCCATCGATATTCTGCTCAATCGTATTGATAGTATCTCCGTCTGAATCTTCATAGACAAGGCCAGTATGACCGTAGTTCACACCATCACCAGCCACAAAGTTCTTAACGAAGAACCAACCAGCCTTCGGATATTGAGCGCCATACACGACTTGTAAACCTGCTGCTTCTGCTGAGCGTAGCAAGTCGATAGCGTTACCCCATAGACGAGTACCAAAATACTTGTAGATTCCGTAGCATGTCACATCTGCGCATTGGTAGCCATACATCTTATCATAATCAACTCCAGTCCCTGCATCCGCATGAGCAATGAGATCGTTAATCATATCTTGTTTCTTAGACATTAGTGCCGTCCCCTTTCCAAGCGTCGTTCATCTGCTTAACTGCCGATTCAACGAATGTATCCAGGTCCTTGTCAGTCATTCCGATGTTGTACTTGTTAAGCTCAGCACGGATTTTAATACGAGCTTGCTCTAGCTTTTCTTCACCTTTGTAGCCAGTTTCAGCTGATACTTGCTCCACGGCATTGACCGCATTTTTGGCCAAGATTTCGATAATCTTGACCGTCTGTTCGCCACCTTTTTTGATAAGGTAGTCCTTGATAGCCTTAACTGCTACCCCTGCTAAAATAACAAGGATGCTGATAGCACCGTTAGTAATAATTTCAGTAGTCTGTTGCATCGTCTTTCTCCTTTATTTCGACTTCGATTTTATCTTTCTGGTCAATATTAACCAGTAATTGACCAAGTTTTCTAGCATTATCCTTCTTAATTTGGTTAATGTAAGGTTTTAAAAACTCTGGGAATGCCCAACCAATTGCTTCCCAATTCTCAAGCACTGAGCCTAGATAGTTAGCAATAAAGAACATTGTCCAGGTAATTCCAAGTGGACGAACACCAAGCGAACGAGCATACATCGCAACAAGTAAGATGACCGTGAATACTACGAAATGACGAATCAATCCCATTGTCCCAATCTTACTATCAAACCGCTTGGTTTTAAATGCCTTGACATATCCTGTGACAATATCCAGGATCATAAGCCAAAAGAAGATATGGATGTAAGGACTAGATGAAAGATTCTTCAGATGTTCAATAAGTTCATGTAGTGGTAAGTCTCGCATACTCCCTCCTTAGATATGGTCTACGTTACTTTTTGGTGGAACCCATTTCCAGACTGCGACAATGCCATTACGTGACATTTCGCCTTCAAATTCCCTGAATGTTTGACCTGTGTATTCAAATTCACGGTTAACTTGAACGATTACGTGTTTACCTTCTCCGTTTTGTTCGACGTGGTCAGGGTCTTCAATCGTTACTAGGTCTTCTTCAAAATAGGTTTCTCCACGTTTGAGAGATGGAATCAAGCTAACTAAATCCTTGTAGATAGTACCATACATAATGTTCTCACTCATCACTGAATTTAGAACTATGACCTTAATCATGCGTTGGGTAAGTATATTTGTCTCTTGTTGTTGTTTAACAAGTTTAGACAACTCATCTTGTTTATTCTTAGCCGTGACCAAGTCTTGTTGCGCCTTTACAATGGCGCTGCCTGGATCTAGCTCGGCTTTTAGGATATCCAACACCGCTTGAATCAAAACGTCGTCTGATTCGCTTGTACGGTCTCCTGCGAGCTGTCGCATATTTGAGCTATAGCGAATACCATCTTGTAGCTGGATTTCAACCACTGTCTTGATATTGTCGCCAAAACCTCGTGTATAAGGCTTGCTTGCTAGTTCATAATTGTTAATTGCCATTTGTCATTTTTCCTTTCACTTCTTCAAATTTTGCTTTGAGCTCTTCGTCTGAGTCTAAAATGCTATTGAATAATTCCAAAGTCGCAACTGCATTTTCGTGTAACACTTTCAACTCTGCATTGTTGTAAGTTAATTGTGCTATTTGAAAAACTAACTCTTTAGAAATTTGTGCTTCTGTATTCATATTTTTATCCTTTTTTAAATTTTGTAATCCCCTACATTTGACCATCCTGCATTTTGAGCTATTCTTACAACAAAATCAGCTAAATTGTTGAAATAAGCGACTAAATCCTTATTGTTGAGATACAGGTTATTCGTCGTTACAGTACTAGTTTTCAGACTCGAACCAGTTCCTCCGGTGATTTCCATTTTTCCACTTGAATAAATCCTAGTCTTACTAGAAATGATACTTACATCTTCAGCGGTTAGAATCGCTTTATTTTTGAAGTTGTTTCCTAAAACATCTCCGAGTTGTAATTCTGCCCCTGCTTTATTTTTACTTTCGCTTGCTGAAAGATAAATGCCCCCATTCGTTGTGATCCACGCTTGACCGTTTCCGTTTTTCTTTGAACCAATCAAAAGATTACTACTCATTTCACTGCTCGCTGTCCATAAATCACGATTACTAGTGTTATTTCTAAGTTGACTTGTGTATTGAGTATCTAAACCGGACCCAATAATAATTCCAGAACCGCTACCGTTAACGGCCCGGCTACCAGTTCCGATGAATGAGTGCATTCCTTCTTTTTGGTCGAAAAATGTAAACAATGTATTATTGTTCAAGTAAAATTCTTTTTTATTCGTGTCGATTCGCATCGAATCGTCAAGCGAGTTAATACTTGCACCTCTCAAAATACCTGCACTGATTTGGCTTGCATCGATAGTAATGCTTTTCACTCGATTAATAAAGGCTTGCTTAGCAAAGAGCTGATTTAAGTAAGCTTCATTTGCGACAAGCTTATTGAAGAAAGCTTGGTCGACCTTCAGTTTTTCAGCTGTGACTGCTTCAGCATCTAAGATAACAGTAGTCACCGAACCAGCTTCAAAATTGGACGTCTTCAACTTATCAACCATAGCTGACTTGATAACTGCTTTATCAATCAAGGTCTCTCCAGTGATATGAGTCAATTTCCCGTCAAGTCGATTATGACCATTGGCCCCAAGATTGATACCAGAAATTAAATCTCCATTGCTATTTAAGTTTTTAATTGCGTATGAACCCGCAAGCTGTGTGACTTGTGTCCGTGTCGCTTCTGCAATCTGTTGAGCCTGATTTACCTGTTCTGCTACCTGAACAGCTTTAACTTGGGCATTCTCTGCCAATTGCTTAACGTTCTCTGTAGCTTTGTAAGCATCGTCGAATTGGCTTGGTTTGTATGAGCTCGATCTAGACCCTCTTACTAGAATAGGCTCTTTAATCTCCACATAACCATTTTTGACGAGATAGAAATAAAGCGGATAGCCATTGCCTGTTCCAAAATCAAAGTCTTCAGTCATCGTGAACGTGCCTTGAAATTCTTGCCAGTCGCTAGAAACAGGTGTTTGAGCGTTTGCTATGATTTTCTGTAAAACGCTCTTATTTCGTGAGTGATTTTTGATAACTACACAAAATTCATGGTCTAGTTGTCGTCTGATTTTATATTTAAATCCTAGCGTGTACACTTCGCCTTTTAAAATTTTAGGGACATAAATAGGCAACGTAAACCCGCTCCAGTTGAAGCTAGATAAACCTGCTGCATTGATAGCAAAAATCCCATTTTGAGGACCTAACGAAACTCCTGAACGTTGACCTGTAAGTGTGTATTTATCGAGAGTTTCGGAATTCACAATTAGGTTGTTATCGCTAACGAAGAAATTTCCAACTTCCGTCTGAAAAATGCTACTAGACATAACAAGTCTTGAAACCTTGTCTGGTAAGCCTTGCTCAGTCGTCCCTAAAATCCGCTCATAGAGTTGACTAGTCTCTCTGACCCGTTGGAAGTCTGTGACTTCCACTTTTCGTGCTAGTTGATTGGTCACATTCGCAAATTGACTATCAGCATTTGCTTTGTTTGCAGAAATCTGATCAGATATTCTACCCATTTGTCGTTCAGCATTATCCTTGTAAGTAGTTATCTGACTCGAAATATCCGTGAACTTACCATCTACAGATTGACGATAGCTTGCGATTTGACTAGTTATTTCTTTGTTCGCGCTAGTTTTAACAGCTTCAATCTTCTGATTGATACCCTTCACATCTTCTTGATAAGTCGTTTTGCCTACATAGTCCCTTGTTACCAGCTCCCGTACAGCCGTCGCTTGTCTAGCGCTCTCCTCACGAGCATATCGCTGCAAGCTCTCTTGTCGCTGGCCGTCTTGATTGACGTAACGCTCAACTGCCGTCATCTTAGCAGATAATCCATCAGCTGTTTTCTCGAATTCTGTTTTTGATAATTTGATTTCACTTTTGGCTCCAGAAATCAAATTGTTCGTATCCGTTTGAAGCTTAGCAAATGTCTCAGTCAGGCCAGCCACATCTTGTTTGACCTCTGATTTCGTTGCAAAGCCGTTCATCTGGCCAGTCATACGACTCAACATTTCGTCTGTTGTCCTACGATATTCGCTGTTAGTTTTTACTTCTTTCTTAACCTCTCGGTCGATTTCTCCTAAAGTATTGAATGTTATATCTCTCATACTTTCAGAATCTCTTTTCAAGGCATCTAATCGTCTACTAGCCATCCTACCGATTTTAAGCGCTTCTTCTGCAAGCGATGTGTTCGCGCCAGATTTTTCTAAAGCTTCTTCAGCTTTGCGGTTAGCTTCTTGTAGAGGGCCATTGTTAAAACTATTGAACCTTTGGTCGATAGTATCAGATAGTTGACGCTTGACTTCTTCAGCCTTGGCTTTTGCCAGTTCGACTTGATTACTAAAATCTTTTTTGATTTTTTCGACCTTCTGGTCAAATCCTTTATCTGCTTCCTCGATTTGGTTTTGGATTTGAGCTTCAAATTCGTTGAATTGTTCAATCTTCTTCGTGAGCGTTCCTGCATACGAATATTGCGCATCATTACCAGCTTTACTGTCGGCACTAATACGACCACGAAGTCCACCTTTAAAGTTGAAAGATTGGCTCAAAACTGGAGATTTGAACGTTTCTCCCTTATTCGTTTTGATTGTCACCCATTGACCAACCTCAAGAAGAAGATGCCCTTGAAAATTCAGATTGAATGGATAGTATCGAATATCCTTGATTTTGTGATAAAGGTTATCCAAAATCACTTGAGACATGAACAAATTATCCAATTCCAATGAGCGACCAGTGCGCATTCCGACCGTAAGTGTCTCTTTATCTTTCTTGCAGGTTATCCCTGCAATCTGATACTCGATTTCACTCTTGGTCAATCCGTGCATGAAGTAGCTATCTGCTGTAATCACGATGCCTGAGTCAGTTAACTCTTTGATTTCAAGTTTTCCTTCTCGATTGAAAAAGCAAGACATCCCGAGCATTTGAGATGCTAGACTCAAGACGTCTCTGAATGTCATTTTTTTCTCGCTAGGAATTTTCTCGACTTGGTAATTCATGGATGAAATATCCATGTTTTCGTTGGCAAGTTTTACACCTGCTTTTAGACAAATCTCTTTGATGACATGCCTGATTTCCGCTGGATAGGTCAAATCTGTGACATACTCACGATTGAGTTTGAACATCCCATCCATCAAATCAAGCGTAGTCGTGTTTCGGTTGCGGTCGATTTCAATATCATTGATGAAGTATTCACCCATTTTTACCCATTCATAGATTCCGTCGACCAAAAGACCGATTTCAGGGTAAATCTTATCTAGCTTATTGAATGTCGTGATAATACTTGTGAATGTAATCTTACCGCTACCAGCACACGTTCCACCAGGCTTGTAAGTATCACCTTTGATATAGCCGTAATCAAAACTAGCCTCTTTGATGTCTCTGGATTGATACTGTCCCACTCTGATAGCAAGAGTACGGTTCTTAGCGAACATCGCTTCATTGAATTTCTTTCGTCTGAATATATCCATGTTCTAACCTACCTTTCTATCAGATTGAATTTAGCACCAGACCAAGGCTTGAACTTTTCAGTAAATGAATAGCTTGGTGCTGTCCTATCACCGACATAGAAAGTCCTTGTTGTTTGACCAAATACTGGATCAGGATATGAAACTTCAAAAAAGACTACTGATACGGCATTTAAAAGCTGACTCATTTCTTCCTGAGTCAGCATACCCCATTCACAATCTAATTTCCGTTTGGTCGTGATACGGTCACGAACCATGTCACCATTGGCATTGCGACCTGTTTCTCCGTCGATATCCTGAATACCGACCTGAAAAGATTTGGGAGGCTTGACAGCCACCCCATTGATAATTAAGCGTGCCATTTTACCCCCCCTTTAAATGTTAATCAAGACTTGTCCTGCACGTTCTTGTTCTCGATTGATTTCTTGGATGGCTACACGTCCGAATTCGTGTCCACCAATCATGATGACGATGTCACCGCTACCGCTGAAGCCTCCTGACTGTGGTAAACCACCACCTAGAGCATTTACAACGGCTCCTCCTACGATACGGCCCATAGTCTGCAAGAAACCAGTATTCTCAAGTGGCATAACTACCTCTTTACCAGCCTCACCAATCATGGCCACAGTCGGACTGTCAACGATACCACCACGAGCTAATCGTGGTAGACTTACATATCCGATACCACCGAGAGATACGCCTGGAATCTTGTTAATCATGCCAATAACGCCGTTGATCATACCGATGAAGCCATTGACTACATTTTCAATCGTTCCTAGAACGGCATTAACTGCGTTTCTGAAAGCACCACCTACTGCATCACCGACCATTTGGCCAGCATTCACGAAGATACTTTTAACCGTATCCCAAACTCCACTGAAGAAGCTACCAATAGAACTAAACGCATTTGTGACTGCATTGTAGGCTCTTGAGAAGATATCTTCAAACCATGAAGCTACGTTAGATAGGGCGTTCTTAACATCCGCCCATCTTTCAGTAAACCAATTACCAAGACCGCTAAATACATTCGTCAAGCCAGTCCATGCTTTTTGGAACATATCTGTGAACCATGCTCCTATATTTGACAGAGCGTTAGTAACATCTGCCCAACGTTGTCCGAACCAAGCACCCAGCGGTGCGAAGATAGCCACAATGCCATCCCATATTCCTTGGAAGATTGCAACAATTGTATCCCAGATGACTTTCAAAACCGCTACTGTTAAATCTAACAACGCAGTAAGGAGTGCTGATAGGATGTTCATGAGGGCATCACCCGTCTCGGTGAAGCCGTCAAAAATCTTGTTCATATCACTGGTAAGGATACCTGTGATAATATCAAACACGCCTTTGAGGAAATCGGCTATACCTCCGAATATATCAGCAACCGTATTGAATAGTACGCGGAAGACTTCTCCGATATATTCAAGAGTTGGAGCTAGAACTCTCGTCAATTGCTCAACAAAAAAGCTAATGACAGGCGATACATACTGAACAACGACTTGATATAATTCATAGAAGCTAGCCATCATATCTAACACCTTTTGAATAAATGGCGAAATGTGCTTACCGATTGTATCGGAGAAACCTTGACCGATTTTCTTGATAATAGGTTGGATGTGTTCGTTCCAGCCTTTCACAAAAGAGCCAATAATATTTGATATGCTTTTAGAAATCAATTCAATCGTTGGGCGATAGTAATTATCATACACACGACTGATTGAATCAGACATATCATTGATTGCTTGTTCAGCACTTTCAAAGATTGGAGCGATGTCAGACAAAGTATTTGAGAAAATTTCAGCAATGCCAGGCATGTTATCCGTAACAATTCGCTCAATTCCTTGCATAAGGTCACCACCGAATTTGTAGCTAATCTCTACAATGCTTGAACGAATCGCTAAAATAGACGACACAATCGAACTTCCAATACGAATAGCACCAGTCGATGTAATGACATCATAGAAGCCGTCTGCGAACGCTTGAGCGATATTTCCAGCGGATGCAAACATATTGCCTGTGTTCTCAAACTCTGCCACAAGCGAGCGAATAATACGCTCTTTTTGACGCCCTAGACCGTTTGCGATGCTTTCAGCAAGGAATACACCAATACCAACTCCAACCGTTGCCAGAGAGCCTGTAATCTGCCCTAGAGAGTATACTATCTTCTCAGTCATAACATTAAAGGCATTAACTACTCGTGGATCAGTAGCGATTTCTTCCATGGTCTTTCGGATTCGACCGATAGCACTTGTGATACGTTCTAGCCCCTCGGCTCTGAATGCAGCAGTGAAACCTTTGCTAAAGAGGTCAGATAGACCTTTCAGTTTATCTCCAAGACCATCAAAAATGCTCTTGAATTGGTTATCCATGTCAGTTAAGGCTACTTCTGGCAAAATGTCTTTGAAAGGTCCGCTTCCACCTTTACCTTTCTTACCTTTACCTTTGCCTCCGCCACCACCAGAACCGCCAGATCCTCCGTCGTCAGAATCATCTTTCTTGTTCAAAATCGTGATTTCGTCAAATCCGGCTAGACCAAGCAATTCTTTGACTGCTTTCTTGGCATTTTTGGCAGAATCTCCGAGATTATCAGCTAGCCCGCCCGAAGCGTCATCTGCATCCCCCATGGCATCTGCGAGGTCGCCTGCGCCAGATGAAGCATCTTGTAAGGCTCCGTTCATGTTACCGACTGCGCCAGCGACACCATCCTTAACAGTCGCCTTCTTGTTAAACATCAACGCGATAAACTCAGCGAGTTTAGCCGTCACATTCTTCAAAACCATAGCGAACGAGTTCAAGACTGGCATAATAGCATTGATAATCGGCAAGAATGCGTTACCTACATTCAAGGCAGCATCCTTTAATAGCGATTTAAACAAGCTAATGCGCCCATTGACTGACTGAGACAAGGTTGTGCCATATTTGGCAGTTGCCTGCTCTAGAATAGCCATTAAACGAATCTGTTGTTGTGTCTGGTAATCCAACTGGTCCCAGCTTTGGCCATTTGCAAAACGTTTGAACGCTTCAGTAGATTGAATCATCGCCACATTGACGTTGATTCCCAAATCTTCAATCGCTTCGGTGTTCCCGAGCAAACCTGAACGAATACGCTCCATAACGTCCGTAATACTACGACCTGAACCTTCTGCGACTACCGCCGATGTCTGAAGCATCTTAGCGGTATAAGCGCTAAGCTTGTTTGAGTCTTTGATAAAGCCAGAAAATAAGTTTGAATATACCGCCCCATATTTTGTCGCCTCACCAACTCCCATGTTCATAGCGCTCGCATTATCATTAACCCATTTTAAGAATGTTTGTGAGCTCTCGCCCATTTGGCGCTTGATTTGATTGACTGAAGCTGTAACCTCAAGAGCCATCTGTGTCGAATACATACCAACGTCAAGCATTTTCTTACCAAGATATGCCAATCCGGCAAATTTAGCCAATTTAGCAAATGTACCCAACATAGAACCGGACTGTGCCTTAATCTTGTTGGTTGATTCTTGGACCTTGCCAGATGCACCCTTGACTCTGTTCTCGACTTCTTTCATCTTGTTTTTGAATGGTGCGATTTCAGCATCAATCATTACCTTGAGCTCATCAAGAGTAACTCCCATCTATTCTCCTTTCATTTTCATTTTACGATTGTGACTCTCAGCGAATGCGCGCATACGTTCCTTATGCATCCTCATTTCTTGTTCTTGTCTTGCTTTTTCGACTTGGTCTCTTTCTTCCTGGAACAAGTCCGGAGCATAGTCCCAAACATCAAGAGGTTTAGCCTCTTTCGAAAGCAACAAGGATATGTTGTTCGCTATCATTTGCGAAAGTCTGTAAGATTCAACTATTTTTTCTTTTTGCTTTTGAATCGTGACACGATTGTGACTTTCAATCATGTCTCTGATTTCTAATATGGTTAAATCCCAAAAATCGAGAGGCTTTCCTCCGATATCTAAGAACATCGGATATAGCCTCTCAACCATTTCTTTTACTGAATGGACTGTAGTCTCTTCTAGTCGACTACTTCCATTTTGGTTTTGGATTTCTTGGGAGCTTTCTTCTTGTTTTTCTCCTCCCGTGGCATAAAACCCGATACTTGAAGCATCGGCAAGACAACATCTGCCATAAACGCTGCCTGGTCACCGCCATTATCCACGTAAGAATCATATAGATCGGATACATCTTCGAATGAAATGCCGTGCTCGTATTTCTGAAGTGCTCCATGAGTCAATAACAACATGACTTTAAGAGGTGGCAATGTGAAAGATTCGCCTTCTGCAGGCATAAACACCTTGAGCAAATTCATTCCGATTTTTTCTTCGACTTTCGTCGCTTGCAAGGATGTGAGGCGGAGTTTCAACTCCTTATCCTCACTGACTTGCCAAACTGCGTATGGTAGAGTAGTCATCTATTAACCTCCAATTCCGTCTGTAAATTCAAGTTCAGATTGTAGTGCAATTTTAAGAGTAAACTCAATAACAGAGTTCACCCCACCACCGCCAAGTTTGACAGATACCTGTCCTTCAAATTGGACCTTGGTTTTGTCTGGGTAAGTTTGTTCAAAGAAGAGTTTCTCCTTATCTTCCGCCGCCTTACGCAAAATACGGTAAGAAGAAGTTGTGCTTGAGTTATCATAAGCGAACTTGTACTCAAGCTCTCCTGCATCACCAATACCAAATTCGTATTTTTTAACCTTATCTGCAAGGGTTGTGTTTTCAACCTTTTCAGGTTCGATACCGAATTCAGGTACTTCTTTAAGTCCTACAAGATCAGTATAAGTTCCTTTAGTTTTTCCATAAGCGAGCTTAATTCCATTTGCTAACATCTATTAATTCTCCATTCTGTATTGATAAACCAATTCTGAATTTAGGTCGACGATACCTTCGAATCGCATCAACTTATGACGCAAGTGTGATGGATCTGGAACGTCTTGACAGTCCGTTCTTCGCAATCCCAACGATGCAAAAATCTTGTCGATTTCAACCGCTAGACCACTTGTACTGTCTTTGTCGAATATATCAACCTTGTAGCGGATATTCGACTTGCGCTCTTTCTCGTCATACCATTCACCTGGTTTGTTTTGTTCTTCCAAAAAAATGACGACCGGGAAGTTCTCCCAATCGTCCGGATAAGTATCGGTCACATTATCTGCGACCTTCTGCAATTCTTTGTAAATTACGGGTTTAATATTAATCATTATATCTGCTCCTTCAGCTTCCTACTTATGTATTTAGAAATACTTCTTGATACACGGTCATGATTGTCTTTCAACGCAGGGTACAAGTAAGGTTGCGCTGGCTGACCATACATCTTGTAGAACTCTCCTATTTTTTGAAAATGGTAAGATCCTACGTTGATTTGGTCTTCATGCACATACCAAGGCGTGGACCGATAAGACACGCTCACTTCTGGCGATATGCCTGAATGATTAGCTAGTCCTTTCGGACCTGTTCCAAGTTCGACATAAGCGCCGTGGTCTGAATTCGTGAATATTTCGCTTGATATCTTGTTGCCGTTCACTTTCAACCGGACTCTGATGCTATTTCTCAACTCGCCTTCATTCGCTGGTGCTCTGAGTTTTGCTTCAGGTTGAACGACTGTCTTAGCAGCATGCAAGACCGCTTGGCCTACAAACTCATTAGTCCTTGCTCCGTAGAGCTTACGGCATTTAGCGATTAAGCTATCTGCTCCGATTAAACCTGACACGTTCTAACTCCAATACTTGATGTTGACTATACACTTTCTTTGAGATAACCCGATGTGTGACTTCTGTCTTACTTTCGATACAAACGCCATCTTTGACGTTAATATCTGCATTCTTGCTCGCATTCGCATTCAGGATATCATTCAA